TTGTATTAGATACTTGTATGGGCAGTGGTAGTACAGGTGTTGCGTGTATAAATACAAATAGAAATTTTATAGGTATCGAGTTAGATGAAGAATATTTTAAAATTGCAAGTCAAAGAATAGGGGAAAGTATATTCGGATGAAATTAGGAAGCATGTTTTCTGGTATAGGTGGAATTGAATTAGGCCTTATGCGATCTGGTTTAGTTTCTGAAGTTTCTTGGCAAATTGATACCGATGAATTCTGTACAGAAATCATAAAGCAAAGATTTCCTAATTCTTTAGTTTTAAACAAAAAAGTAGAAGATGTAAATACAAAATATTTACCAAAAGTAGACATTATATCAGCAGGATTTCCTTGTCAACCAGTAAGTGTTGCAGGCAATCAGAAAGGAGTAAAAGATGAAAGATGGCTATGGGACGAAGTTGAAAGATTTATTAATGAGATACGACCTCCTATCTTTATCTTGGAAAATGTGCCAAACATCCTCAGAGCAAGTGACGGAGAGGCCTTTAACCGTGTCATCAAAGGTGTGGCCGAAATGCGGTATTATCGATTTGAATGGCAACTTATATCAGCAAAGTTCGTTGGAGCAAGGCACAAAAGACAAAGATGGGTGGGAGTTGGAATCGTGGGAGACACCGAACACTATGGATTACTTAGAACCAAGATCAGGGGAAGCTTTGGAGAGAGCGTTGTATCGTGGAGATCCAGAGAGGAAGAGCAAAAGAAAAGGTACTGGCAACTTACGAGAGAATCCAAAACTTTGGTTGACACCGACAACGATGGACAAGAAAGACGACTCCTTGAAACACGCAACCAAACTTATGCAGGGAAAGACATTGAGAAGTTCAGGACAGAGAGTTCAGAGGACACTATCAGATCAAGTCTGGATGGAGATGATAGAGGAGGATCCGAGCCTAATGCAATTCTATCAGGATCACGAAATGGTGAACAGGCCTCTACTACCAGATCAACAGGAGTGGGTGAACTATCTAAGAAGTCAAATAACAGCTTCGGAACTAGCGAAGTTGACAAAGATAAAAAAGACAACAGTGGATCACTGGTTCAGGAAGGACGACAAGGGCTTCAGTTATCCGAGCCTAGAGGATTGGAGCAAAATAAAACCACACCTATCGGAGGTGAAGTTCGACAAGGAGTTGACAACAGTAGAAGTGATCGAATGGTCATCTGCGAAAGAGAACTGGTCAACACCAAGAGCAAGTCAAGCAACAAAACCAGTAAACAAGAAAGCACCATCGGCAGCGAGTGGATCTCACGGATCTACTCTGGAGATGGATGTTGGGGAACGGAATCCAGAGTTGATTGGTCAAAGGCTGAATCCAGAATGGGTAAACAGACTTATGGGCTTCCCAGATGGGTGGCTGAACTTGGATTAAGTAACAGCTGGGGAATAAGTGATCGTTGGGAAGATAATATTGAAAGAGTAAGAATTAGGCAAGATAAAGATATTGATAGGTTAAAAGCTTTAGGAAATGCAGTAGTTCCTCAATTTATAGAATTGACTGGCAGACTGATAATAAAATCAATAATTGAAGATACTTTAGTATTTGATTCATCATTTATGGAAGATCATCAGAAGTGATTTTATATATAAGCTCATTTGAACTGTATTCACCTATTTTTTTGTATTTTGTTCTTTTAAAATTTGATTTTTCTAACTTGTATAACTTAAATTTCATTGCAAAATTATACAAAAAATATGGAAAAATTTGGTTATTTAGTGTTAAAAAAATGTTAAAAATAGCGATTCTTGTCGGCAAGTTTTTTACAAAAAGCTTGATTTTATTGACTTCTCAAAAAAAGATGTCACATGTGACATTTGTGACAGTCACGCTCTAGAGTAGAGTAGAGAAGAGTAGAGTAGAATAGATAAGAGAAGAGTAGACTAGAGTAATAATAAGGAGGGAAATGGTATTTTTAATCAGTAGAGAAATACTTGAAGATTATGTAATAGAAGCTAGTAACGAAAAGGAAGCTAGAGAAATTTTTAAAATTTTGACTGAATTTAAAGATAATTCTATTACTGATCTAATAAAACAAAATAATGTTAGATATCAAGAAGAAATTACAACTTTTAAACCTATAATAGAAGAAGAATGAATTATAAAATAATTTTTGAATTCGAAGGTGAAAATGAAGATGAAGCTTTTGAAAATTTTACAGATATGATGTTAGGTAAAACTGATTGGGTAACCCCAACTGTTTCGCCTGTGATAGATAAACAATATGAAGCTCTTTATGGTGTAAGAGCAGAAGGGACTGACTGATGGCAGAAATACCTGAATTTCCACCAGGTACCAAAAGAGAAGATGCTATTGACGAATTAATATCAGATGGTGATCTCAAAGAAGTTGTTTTAAAACAATTCAACTATATGAGAATCAAAGGTATTAACTTAGTTCAAGACGCTGATGATTTAGTAAATCTTTATCTTGGTATTTGTAAAAAGTTTGACGAGTAACATAAACCTTAAATTTTATTTTTTTAGTCTATGATTGAAAGGTCGGCTACTAAACCGACTTCCTCCCATCATCGGCTGAATCGTAAGGTTCAGCCTTGTCTTTTTTGTTTTGTAAAAATATTTTTTTAAATTTTTTTTTGTGTTATTGTAGTTAGACTATGATAAGAAAAATCTATCCAACAGATTTCACAGAGGCTGTAAATCGAGATATCACAACAATAGTAAAATTTGAAGCTGATTGGTGTGTTCCGTGCAAAGAGATCACACCAGCAGTCGAAAGTATATCGGAAAGTTGGGCGGACAAAAAAGTAGAATTTGTTGCACTTGATGTAGATGGGGCATCACAAATCACGCAACAGTATAGTGTTTTTTCTGTACCTACTTTTATTGCTTTTAGAAATGGTCAACCAGTTTCTGAAGTAAGAAGTATGTTAAATGAAATAAACATTAGAAAAACTTTCGAAAAACATATATCATAACGCATATAAGAAAGCTCTAGGTTCTGTTCATTCCTAGAGCTTTTTTATTTTTTTGTCACATGTAATCTGTAAGATAGTAAAATTATAATTATGGGAGAGATTGAATTAGCAAAAATCCAGTCTATTAGTTTGGATCTAAAAGATGATCTTAAATACGAAGAGTGGGTTGAAATCGGTGAAGCTTTAACAAATCAAGCAAAGCATATTATGTGGTGGCTTGGTGACTGGTGGAACTATGGAGATCGTAAGTATGGAGAGTTAGCTTCTCAAGCTTTAGATTTTGGAATACCATATTCTACATTTAGTAATGCTGCTTATGTTGCTAATAAAATACCTTTAGAAAGAAGAGTTCCAGAATTATCTTGGACACATCATTTTGAAGTAGCTTACATAGAAGATGATAAAAAAGTAGATAGGTTATTGAAAGAAGCCTACGAAAAAAATTATTCAGTTCGTGATTTAAGGTCAGCTGTAAAGAAAAATAAAATTTTAGATGTAAACAAAGATAATGAAAATTTTAACTTGATAGAGAAAGCAGGGGTAAATTTAAAAACTTCTAATGTTTGGTCTTTTGGAAAACCAGATGAAAAGTATGGTTTAGATGTTCCATTTAAAACACCTCCTCAAATGATTGCTAATTTACTTTATTGGTTTACAGATGGTGGTGAAGAAACAATTTTAGATATCACTGATAAATATCAAGTAACCTATGATCTCGGAATTGAGCTCGGCTACAGTGTTTCAAGTTATGATCTAAATCCATCTATAGGAACAAAACAAGTTACACAAGCAGATTTTTCTGTAAGTGAATTACCAAAAGAGGTTAAAGAAGCAGATATTGTAATTTTAAACATGCTGGATTTTGTTGATGATCCAGACGATTTAGATCCTCCTGCATTTCAAAGACAAATGATTATAGATTTAGGTGTAACAATGAAAAAAGGATCTAAATTATTTTTAATTACTAAAGATTTTGACGATATGAAGTTAGAAAATTTATTCTCACTAATTTATGGTGAAGAAGATTTTGCAGTTAATGAGTTTATTTCTACGAAAAATAAAAATATATATACAAAAGATGAAGAAGCTATAGCTATAAAAAATAAAACTTTACTAAACAGTTTTGGTTATATTTTTGTCCTTGAAAATCAGACAGAGTAGATTTATTTGTTAAAATAAAATCGATGGTTAATGAATTAGAAATCAGGCCTGATTTTGATAAATTACATAAAGCACAACAAGAAGTAAGAGATTCAGAAGCTAGATGGAAAATATTGTGTGCAGGCCGTAGGTTTGGAAAGACAAGGCTTGGTGTACAGCTTTGTTTAGAAACTGCACTTGAAGGTAAAAGATCTTGGTGGGTAGCACCAACTTATACTATTGCAAGAGTTGGCTGGCGTGATATTTTAGCCGCTGCTAGATCCTTTCCGCCAGAAATAGAACCAGAAATATCTTTGGTAAATATGGAAGTAAAATTTCCTTGGTGCAATGGATCTATCGCTGTAAGGTCTGCTGATAGTCCACATAGGCTTAGAGGTGAAGGCTTGGATTTTTTAGTTATGGATGAGGCTGCATTTACAAAACCAGATGTATGGCATCAAGTATTAAGACCTACCCTAACTGAGAGAAAAGGTGGAGCTTTATTCATATCAACACCTATGGGTATGAATAATTGGTTTTATGAGCTTTGGGAGTTTGCTGATAATAAAGATGATTGGGAACGATTTCAATATGCTACTTACGATAATCCTGCAATAGATAAAGATGAAGTAGAACAAGCTAAAGAGGAAGTAGGATCTATCGTATATGCGCAGGAATATTTAGCAGAATTTGTTGAAGCTGGACAGGGTATATTAAAACCAGACTGGCTTAGATACTTTAGAGAAAAAGAAAATAATTTATTTGCAAGTGGTGAAAATGTAAGTCTTTGGGATTGTACAAGATTCTGCACTGTTGACCTTGCTACATCTATACAAGAAGGCGCTGATTACACTGTAATTTCTAGTTTTGCAGTGACACCTAAAGGTAAAATATTAGTTCTTGATGTGCTTAGAGAAAGAATGGAGGCACCTGATATAATACCTCGAATAAGACAAAAAATGGCAGAATATGATTTACAATGGGTGGGTATGGAAAGAGCTGGATTTCAGCTTTCTCTTATACAATTTGCTAAAAGAGATGGCTTAGCTGTTAAAGAACTTAGAGCTGATAAAGACAAAGTATCAAGAGCTATGCCACTAGCTGCTCGCATGGAAGCAGGAGATGTTTTTTTTAGACAAGGCGCACCTTGGTTAGTAGAAGTAGAGCGAGAACTCATGAGTTTTCCAGTAGGTCATCATGATGACATTGTGGATGCTCTTGGATATGGAGTTTTAAGCGCACAAGTAAAAAGAGAGTGGAGCGCTTACTAGATGGCAGAAAATAAATCAAGATTTCGTAGGGTTGTTGATTACTTAAATGCCCCTACACAAAGACAACAACAAAAAGTAAGTAGATATAATCAAAGCACAAGTCTTGATCGTGCAGTATATGGATATAACACAGACTCTGGATTTTTTCCAAGCTCAATGTTGGACGATATTGGAGATGGATCTAACAACTCAGCAGTAGTAGCTTGTTTAAATGTACTAGCAACATCATTTGCAGAACCAAGACCTTTAATTTTTAGAGATGGATTAGAAGGTGATTTAGAATTAGTAAAAAATCATCCTGTTTCAAAACTGCTTGAAAGACCAAATCCTTTTACATCAGGTAACTTGCTTGCTCATTATATTGTTACTGCTTTGTCAGCTCATGGAGATGCTTTCCTATATAAAAATAAAAACGCAGATGGAACAGTAGTCCAATTAATTCCTTTAATGCCAGACATGATAGAGCCAAAAGGTGATGAAGAACAACTTATTACAGAATTTAAATACAGTCCATACGGTGGATTGGGGGGTAATAGTATATCACTAAAAGTTGAAGATATAGTGCATATCAGAAATGGAATTGATCCAAATAATCATAGACGAGGTTTTGCTCCTCTAAAATCAGTACTAAGAGAAATCTTAGGTGATGAGGCCGCAGGACAGTATGCAGCAGCACTCTTACATAACATGGCTGTACCAGGTGTCATCCTCTCACCAAAAGATGACTCAATGGGGGGACCATCTAAAGAAGAGGCAGAGGCTATCTCTGCAATGTATAAACAAAAATTTGGTGGTAAAAATCGTGGTGCTCCAATGATACTTTCTGGTGCGATGAATGTTGAAGTTGTATCTTTTTCACCAGAACAAATGAATCTAACAGAACTAAGAAAACTTCCTGAAGAAAGAGTTTCAGCTGTTTTAGGTGTACCAGCCATACTTGCAGGTTTGGGTGCTGGTTTAGATGCTGCAACTTATAACAACACAAGAGAACTAAGAGAATTTTTTACAGAGCAAAAACTTGTACCTTTATGGAAAGCTGTTGCTGCTGAGCTTACACATCAACTTCTAAGAGTTGATTTTGCAGCTGATGATTTACAAGTCAAATATAATCTAGATGATGTGCGTGCTTTATCTACCGATAAAGATGATGTTTACAAAAGAATGAATACAGCAGTTCAAGGTGGTTGGATCACAATCGCTGAGGCCAGAAGGCAAGCTGGCTTGAGTGTTGACGACACACATGAAATGTATTTAAGACCACTAAATATGGTTGAACGCCCAGTCGATGGTAGTAGCGCACCAGTTGAAAATGATGAAGAGGATAAAGTAGCAGATCTAAAAGATATGATTACTGATCTACAAGAAAAAGTACTAACTACAACTAATTTAGCTGTGGAGGCCTTGAGGTCTAATTTAATGAAACCTACACCTACACAAATTAGTGAAGAGAAGTATGTTGCAGAAATGCCTAACGGTAAGTTTTGTATTCTTGATCATGATACAAACAAAGTGATCAAATGTTACGACACAGAGGAGCAAGCTAGAAATGCTTTGAGTAGAATGAAAAAAGGAATCGAAGTTGATGATACTGTAGAAGAAAAAGTCACAGGTTTTCCATCAGCTGATGACGATATGGAAATCTCATTAAGAAATTCAAAATTTAAACAATTTCCAGACTACAACTATGTAAAAGATCTCAAAGATAATTGGCCTGAAATTTGGCGTAGAGCTGGCACTGGTGGTAATCCCCCTACATCTTTTACAGGCAACGATGCTTTTAATAGGTGGACTAAATATAGAGCAGGTGACAGATCTGAATCTGTTCTTAATTGGGTAAAAAGACGAGAAAGATTTATGAATAGACATCAAGGCGACAATAGACTAAACGGTGCTATTGCAGTAATGAAATGGGGTGGAGTTGCAAATATTGGCGTGTCTAAAATGAAATCTTTAGTTAACGATTATAAAAAAGTTGTTAGAGAAAGAAGAAAAATATCAGATGATTTATTAGCAGATATTGAAGGTAAAGCTTTGAGTGCAAGAACAAGAGAATCTTTGAAAAAGAAAGTTACAGATCATAATGCAAAAAATCCAAGATACAGAGCAACTCTTAGAATGCTTACAGCATCATACAATAGAGGTCTAGCAGCATACAGAAACAATCCTGGTTCAGTAAGAGGTAATGTTTCAGGACCATCACAGTGGGCAATGGCCAGAGTGAATGGCCTATTATTTGCATTAAGAACTGGTAAGTTTAGAAGAGTTCCTTATGATACTGATCTTCTACCTAGAAATCATCCGAAAAGCACTAAGAAAAATTCTGTAGAAACTATTGATGAATTAAAAGTTTCACTAGAAGAAGCAGAAACAATGTATGAAAGAGGTGATGATTTATATAGTCCTGAAGAAAAAGCCCCAGCTGGTAGTATCAAAAAAGGTGATGCAGTTTCTTGGTCAATACCAAAACCTCCACAAGCATCTTCAACAGCACATGGAATTGTTACAAGTGTAATAACTTCAGGATCACCAAGAGTTGGTCAAGATACAGTAGAAGCTACATCAGATAAACCTGTTGCAAAAATTAGAGTATGGGCTATCAACGAGGACGGATCCCATAGTATTACTGATAGATCTGTATTAGTAGAAGTTTCTAAACTTCGTAAAATTGCCGATTTTCGGCAGGAACAAACATAATACCTCTTTCTCTGAGTTTATTAACTAGTTTGTT